TCACGATAGATTCTTTGACAAAGACTTTAAGACATGGCACATCAATGCAGAAGATATTGCCAAACAAAGAGAAGAGCCACAAAGTTCGAATATGTTGGCTCATCAAGATAGAGAAAAAGCAAGAATGTCTGAATTACAATATGCACAGGAATACTTGGGGGAATTTGTATCTGACTTTAGACGTTTATTCTCAGATAGAATCATAAAGAAGTGCTGTGTATTAAAGAGAACTCAAAGAATACCAGATAGAGATTACTATTTGGGTGTTGATATAGCAAGAATGGGAGATGATGCATCTACTTATGAAGTTATAGAGAGACTTCCACAAGGAAGATTAGCACAGAGAGAAAGCCAATACACAAGAAAGACTTTAACAACTCAAACTTACGACCATATTTTAATGATGGATGCAATATGGGATTTCCGTAAAATTGGAATAGATGCTGGTTCTGGTAGTCTTGGAGTTGGGATTTTTGATTGGTTAATTAAAGAACCTGGAATAAGACATAAGATAGTTGCTATAAATAATCTGAAGAAATCTTTAGATAGTAGAAATGAGAAATATAGAAGAATTTTGAAAGAAGATTTGTATGATAATTTGATAGCTCTAATGGAAAAAGGTAAAATTCAATTATTAGATGACGACGAATTAATAGAATGTCTGAGAGCTATCCAGTATGAATATCCAAGAGAAGAAGGTAGAAAAACAATGGTTAAAATCTTTGCTGCACAACATAAATTTACAGATTTAGTTGAAGGATTGACAAGAGCAGCATGGTTAGCAAATCAGAAACATATAAATATGAGTATATATTACTTTTAACATGAGTTGGACATTATGCACAAGCGGAGCAGCAATAGATACGGCTGGTGCTAATACAAATACTACTATTGTGAATTATGGAAGTAGTAAAGATACTCTCGACAAATGGAGTGATGAAGCTGAATCTTTAGTCTGTAATGAATGCGATTATGATGTAATAACTAATTATGCCTCCTTGACTTCCAGTGGAAAAGAAATATTAAGCACTATCTGTTGTGCTTATATTGCTCAAAAAATTGTAGGATATGAACCAGAATCTATTGGTGTAAATGGTGCAGCATTAAGACTTAATTTACTTCAAACACATCTAAGCAAAGGATTAGCACAAATTAAAGATTCAAATATTAAAGCATATTTGACAATTAGTTAAAATGGCAACAATTTCACAAGACTTTAATGTAGGTTCAAACCAAATAATTAATTATGATTACGAGGACATCTCAGATGGAACTGGTATTGTTGCTCTTAAATGTTTTGGAAGCACTGACTCCACTGGAGAATCATTTAAGTTGTCAAAACAGATTTTAAACGGAGACCCTTTGTTTATTTTAAGTGATGCTTTAACAGAAGCAGGTCCTTCTTTTACTTTAGAAAAGACAGCTACATTTGCTTTATCTCCATTTAATAAAGCTAAATATGTTAAAGGCACAGCATATATTGAAGGAACTTTAGGTTTTTACTGCCCTGATAACCCAAATGATGAATGTCAAGGATATATTCTTTTTACATTTGAACATTATGACGGAACTACTGCCACTACAATAGGAACAGTGCAAACTGAAACATTAGCTGGAAATTATACAAAATTTTTTACTTTTCCATTTTGTTTAGAAGTGAGTATGACTGAAAAACAATTTGTAAAAGATGATATTTTAAGATTAAAAGTTGAAATGTATGGACATCGTTCTTCTGACGGAGTTACTTGTCAGATGTATTTGCCTATTAATCCTAAAAATGAAGATATTGGCGGCACACCTGATTGGGTTGTAGCAGATGACGGACACTCAGATTTAAATGTGTATGTTCCTTTTAGAATAGAAGAATAATGGAAAGAAATTTATCAAACACAACAACAACAGAACTAAACTCAGCAGGGCTCGACTATAAAACTCCTTCAGAACATATTGACGATACAGAAGAGCAAAAGAGAACTTATTGGGATAATACTTATTGGTCTGAGGGATTAGGAATTTATAAAAACATTCCAGAGTTTAAAGAAGCCATTAGGGCATTAGCAAGATGGGCTATTGGAAGAGGTTATAATGTTGAACAAGATAAAGATAAAATTACTTTAGATAATATTGAGGGATGGGGTGAAGATAGTTTTCAATCAATTATGACTTCTTTAATTATTACTAAAAAAATAAATGGTGATGCTTATGCTGAAATAATTAGAGATGAGAAAGATGGTAGATTAGTTAATTTAATTCCTCTAAATCCAAGAAAAATAAGAGTTTTATTTAATAAAAAAGGATTAATAGAAGGATACACTGAATTAGGAAAGGATGGAAAACCTACAGAGGTTAAATGGCAACCAGAGGAGATATTTCATATTTCTAATGATAGAATAGCATCTGAGATACATGGAACTCCATCTTGGGAAGCAGTTAAGTGGGTTATTGAAGCAAGAAATGAAGCAATGAGAGACTGGCGAAGAATATCACATAGAAGTTCAATTAGAGTTATTTATTGTGATATTGATAACCCAACCAAATTATCAGAATTAAGAACACAATGGAAAACAGCAATTAAGGATGGAGAAGTTTTGGTATTACCTGGAAGGCAAAACAAAGACATTGAAGTTATGGATTACACAACTCCACCTTTACAACCTTTCCTGGATTGGATTAGATATTTAGAAGGGTTCTTTTATCAAGCTGTGGGTATTCCCAAAGCTATTGCCAATACATCTGATTTCACAGAGGCAGCATCTAAAGTGGGTTATATGACTTTTGAACCAGTGTATGTTGAAGAGCAGACTTTATTGGAACAAGACATTTGGAATCAATTAGCAATAAGAATAAAGTTTAATAGACCACCAAGTTTAAGTGGAATGATGCAAGAAGAAGAACAAAAGAACCAAGGACAAGTAGGTTTTCAACCTAACGAATCAGAATTAAATATACAACGAACAGAATGACAAAGAAACAAATAGAAGAAAACGGAGTTCATAAACCAATAATAGAAACTATTATTAACACTTGTGCTTTGGCTTTAACAGCATCGGGTGTTGTAATGGTTCAAGCAAGAGACTATTTCGGATTCCTCTGCATTATTGTGGGGTCTGGGTTAGAGTTTTTTAAATATTGGGGAAGAAAAAAACATTACTGGTAAATAAAAAATGGCAATCGTATTTGATAAGAGAGGGAATTTAGTAAGCACATCTTCGGCTAAAGATTACGGAAATCCCTTTAAGAAAAAGAAGAAGAAAAGCAGCGGTGGCGGAAGCTCTGCACCTATGAGCACTTTGGATAATGTAACAGAAGCAGCTAAACCTACAAGAAGATACCCTAAAAATTTAAGTGAAGAACAAAAGCAAATACAACAGAATAGAGTAACTGCTGCAAATATAACAGCAGAACAAAGTCTTAAAAATAAAGATGTTAAAACAGATAAAGATAAATTAGAGTTAGCACAAGCCAGAGCAAGAAACGCAGGCATTCCAGAAGATGACCCAAGATTTCCAAAATTAGAAAAGGGAATAATCACAACAGATGAACTACCTGATGAAGAAAGAATAGCAAGAGAAGAATTTGTTGAGGGACAAGTTCAACCACTTACACAAGAATTAGAAGAGATGGCTATTAATCAACCTGAATTAGCCAGAACATTTTTAGAAGGTTTAGAAGGATTAGGAGAGAGAGATATTGCTAAGGTTTTAACTGCTCAGATGCCTTTTGCATCTTCTCAGAATTTCATGTTTAAGAGTTTAGGTTTTGATAATAAAGACTTGGCAAGATTAAGAGGAGCAAAAGTTATTGGGATGTTAGGTGGTGCTTTAATAGCTGCTGGTGCTTTGGGTGGAGCTGAGGTTTTAGGTGCTGCAAAGTTGGCTACTGGAAAAATGGGCGCTGTTGGTGGTGCTGCATTTGGTGCAATAATAGGAGGTTCTAATCCATCTTCTTTAGGCCAAGATAAAATAGATATTGCATCACAATATGTTTCTGAAGTAGATAGTGCACAAGACCAATTAAGAGGAAACTTAGACGCTGGAATGCCACCACAAACAATTTTTATGACTGTTCAAAAACAACAACAACAAATTCAAGAATGGGAAGCTATATTAAAACAGCGTTCAATAGCAAATATTAAATTTAAATCTTCAAAAGAATATTTAGTTTTACAACAAGAAATAGCAACTGCAAGAAATAACATGGCTGAAACTTTAAGGGCTGTGGAAAATACTTTAATGCTTGGAGAGAAAGATATAGTTCCTAATGATATGCTGTATTTCACTTCTCAAACAAATCAAGCTACAAACAATATGGTGAACTTAAAATGAGAAACGGAGAAATTGATTTTTGGAGAGCATTTGGTGGAGCTGTCTTAGGAGTGTTTATTTTAAAAGTTTTATCTTTCTTATTATAGAAAAATTTATAAACTAAACTAACTAACTAAGTATATGGAAACAGAAAATTCTGAAGAAGATGTTAAACCTGAAGATGTTAAGAAACCTGCAAGAGCAGATTTTTTAAAAGAAGCTCGTGAGTTAGCTGAGAAAAATGAAAAAGCAGTTGAACAAATGAGAGAATTAGTTGAGAGAAATGAAGAGTTAGCTGCTCGGAACATTCTCGGTGGAAAAAGCGAAAGAGGAGAAGAACCTGAAAAAAAAGAAGAAACACCCTCGGATTATGTGAATAGAATAGAGAGGGGCGAATATTAATGGCAGGAATATATTTTATTACACGAGGACATCAAGACCATGTAAGAAAGTTAATTGAAAATTTAAAGTCTCAATATTTTCCTTTTAAATCTAAAAAGAAATTTATAGATAAAGATACTGGTAAAGAAATAGAAAGTGAAGTTATTACAAATGTAGAAGGTGCAATTAGACCTATTCAATTATGGGAGTATGTAATTCCTGACGAATATGTAGGCCCTATGTGTAATACTTTGGGCATTCCTACAAGTGAAACCTGGTTAGATACTGGTGCTAAAGAAGAAGGAACTGGCAATTCTTTTAGAAGTGGTTTTGGAGTTCAGGGTTATTTATCAGCATTAAGAATAATGTTAAAGGCAAAGAAATTAGTTAAAGACACTTCATTAGGGTTTTGGAGAAATCCAATATATAAGGAACATGTTAATATTTTAGGTATTGGATGGAGACCTGACCTTCCAATTCAAACAGCACTGGGTAATCATGAGGGATTATAAAAAAACAAAAGATTTAAATACTTGTAGTGTATAAGTTTTTTATGGCTAATGAACATGTATTAATGTTACAAAAGACTTTTCCTACTTCTATGACTTGCGCAGATGGCACTGGAATTGAAAAAGGGACAGTTTTAAAGATGACTGACCCAAACACTGTTGCTGCAAATGATACAGCTGAAGATGTTGTTGGAGGTATTGCTTACACTGAAAAAATTGCAGATGATGGTAATACTCAAATTGCTGTTCTTGCTGGTCCAGGGGATGAATTAAAAGCTTATGCATCAGGTGCTATTGCTATTGGAGATACTCTTTCAAGTTGCGATGCTGCTTTTCCTAATTACTTACAAGCTGCTACAGCAGGACTTTCAGGTAGTCACACTATTGGAATCTCTAAAGAAGCTGCTGCTGCTGGAGAAACATTTAGATATACTTTAAACATAGGAGCCGCAGTATAAAATGGCAGATACATTAGGACAAGCTGACCTTCGTGGATTGAATGTAGACAAATTAGCTAAAGGTTATGCTGACCAAATGTTTATATTCAAGAAGTTTTTAGCATACTCTCCTACAAGTGCTCGTGAGATTAGATGGTATAGGAAAACATCAGGTGTATTAGATTCAACTGATACAACTGGAATAACTGCATCTCAAATATCTAAAGTTGCTTTTGGTGCTTTGCCTCCTATTGCTGAACAATCAGCAACAAGACACACTTCATATGTTAAACATTTCTCAGTTGAATCTCCATGGTTTACTTATGCAGACATTAGAGATAGTGATTTAGATATGCTGGCTATTAATGTGAGAGATTTAACAAGGGCTGTTCAGAATCAAATTGATTATAGAATTTACGATGTATTAAGTGGACAAGTTGCTTTAAGTGGTGCTGCTACTGCTGACTGGGATACTATTGCGTCATGTAATCCAGTTAGAGATTTACTTTCAGGTGCTAATTTAATAGAACAACAAAATTATGATACTTCTAACTTGGTGGTGTTAATGCATCCAAACCAAAAGAAAGCATTACTTGATTGGATTATAACACAAAAAGGAACTTATGTTCCTGGATTTGCAACTCAGAAAGTGCAAGATGGAGTAATTATGAATTTAGCAGGGCAGAGAATAGTATCAAGTCCAAATGCTACAACTGGAATAATTATGCAGATAGTTCCTCAAAGGTGTGCTACATGGAAATCATTTACACCTATCACTGCAATTACTAAAGAAGAGCCGGGCATTGGTGTTAAGGTTAGAGTATGGGAAGATGGAGAAGTTATTGTAACTGACCCTAATGCTATGTGTATGACTACTGGATGTTAATGATGACAGAAGAACAAACTAAAGAAGTCGAAAAAGAAATTGTTGAAGAAATCACTGGCGATTCTGAAGAATAGGAAAAAATTATAAACTATTAATTCTATTAATTTGTATGGCTGAAACATTAGGACAAAAAGAATTAAAAGAAGATTGGCCTATTACCGAGGGGATTACAGCAGAAACAACTAAAGAAAAACCAGAGGGTATGTCTTTAAAACCTATTGAAGATTTAACTTTTGCGAGTGGGAATTTTAGATAATGGGAAACTTTAGAAGTGGAAGGCGGCCAAGTGAAGCAACTATGGTGGCAAAAGATAATTTAATAGAGTTATCTACTGGAGAACCAATTATAATTCCTAATTTTTCAGGTATTAAAGACGCTGCTAAAAAAGGTTCTACTGCTACATTTCTACAAACAGGCGATAATATTTCACAATTAACAAATGATTCTGGTTATATTACCTCTTACACTGAAACAGACCCAGTCTTTTTAGCTTTGTCAGGTGGATTTTTAACAGCAGAGACAGACCCAGTTTTCTTAGCACTATCAGGGGGATTTCTCACTGCTGAAACAGACCCTATATTTTTGGCACTATCAGGAAATTTTTTAACATCTTATACAGAAACAGACCCAGTGTTTTTGGCATTAAGTGGGAACTTTATTACAGCAGAAGCAGACCCAATCTTCTTGGCTTTAAGTGGTTCTGTTGTTGCTGATTATTTGCCTTTATCTCTTAGTGGAAGTTGGAACACAGATTTAGCAAGTGGTGCTGCTCATTTTGTAGATACAACTGACCCTCATGGAGAGACACTAACCCAAACAAATATTACTTCAACAGGTCATTTTTCTGGTGCGGCTGTTTCAGGTGCTACAATTAAAACTTTATCTGATAATGATGCAAGCGGCGCTGCTATTTGTAGAAATATTTTAGTTGGAACAGAGGACAATCCTGGACCAGCAAATCTTTATAACCAAGGAACAATCTATTTTAAATACACAGCTTAAAATGGCATTAATAGATGACTGCACTCACTACTATAAATTTGACGAGAGTAGTGGAGACTTAATTGATGCAGAAGGTTCTTTAGATGGTTCTGTTAATGGTTGCACTTATGGAGAAACTGGAATTATTAATGATAGTTATGATTTTGAATCTGCTAATTCTGATTATATTTCTTTTGGTTCAGATGCTTTCACTGCATCAGTAGGTTATTCTTTTTGGTTTAATACTGATGATTTAGGAGCTGCTGGAGATGGAACAATGATTTATTATAAAGGAAGTGATAATACAGCAGTCAGAGAAAGCATTGCTATTGTAGGAGATGAAATAGAATATTATTTTTCTGTTGGAACTCCAGGTTCAAATAATCAATACATTACAACAGATGCTAATTTATCTACTGGAACATGGTATCACGTAGTTGTTACAGGTAGTGGAGATGGCGGAGAAGGAAATTATCAGATTTGGATTGATGGAAGTGAGAAGAGTGTTAGTTGGCATTATGTAGGGGATGATAGAAGTAGACCCACTGGTTCAGATATTTCATATATGGGAAGGGACAGACATCCTTACTTTACTTATTTTAATGGCTACCTTGATGAGTTTGGAATTTTTGATGATGAGATTTCTGATGCTGATATAGATAGTTTATATAATGGTGGTGATGGTTGGGCCTATCCTTTTGACCCTCTTCCAACTGGAACAAACATCACTTTAAATATTAATGATTCTTTTAAAGAAGTAGCTAATGCCTATGTTAATGTAGATGATGCATGGAAAGAAGTAGCTAATGCCTATGTTAATGTAGATGATAGTTGGAAGGAGGTGTTTTAGATGGAAGAAAAAATTATTAAAGTTGATGATAATAATGTTGCGCTGATAAAAGAGAGTAGAACTATTTTTGGAAAGTCTCAGCTTCTTCAAAGAAAAGAGAATTTAGAAGCTCAGCTTAAAAGAATTAAGGAATTAATGGATGCTTTGGAAAAATAGAAACATTTATAAAGGTTAGTTACTAAGTAAGTATATGAAAACAATAAATGTTACTTTTACCGACGAGGAATATAAAAAGTTAAAGAAAGCAAAAAGAAAAAAAAGCAAAGGAAACCCAAGTTATCCATGGCACAAATTTATTTTAACACTCACAAAGGGAGAAAGTGTAAAACGAAATGGAAACAGAAATTAGTTTTGAATATATATGCGAACATTGTAAAACAATACAGGAGGTTATAGATTTAGAAAATGATGCCTTTAACAAATGATGGCTTTGCCTTATACACTTTGTTGAAATCCATTAATGTAAGATTGGGAATAATTATTTTTTTAGCGATTATTGGAATTATAACTAAATGGATTCAATTAATAATTAAAAAATGACAAAAGAATGTAAACATAAAAAATTGAAAACAAAAGGAGATTTCTTTAAAGGAGAATACATTTGCATGAAATGTGGGAAATCTTGTGGGGGTTATGTTTTTGATGATAAAGAATTTAAATTAAAAGAAATAACAACCAATGTAAGTGAAGATTTTAAAATAGGATTAAAAATGGGTTACAAAAAAGCCCAAGAAGAATTGAAAAAAGAAATTTTAGATTGTGTGCATATTTATTGGAGTTATGGATATTTAAGATTACAAAAGGAAATCGAAGAAATCTTCTCAAAAGAGGAGAAGGTTATTATTTTTAAAATGGAAAAAGAAAAAGGAGATTTAAAATGAAACTTAAAACTTTGAAGGATTTGCCTATTGCAGATTTTCATTCTGAAAGTATTGATATTGAAGTATTAAAACAAGAAGCAATTAAGTGGTGGAAACATTATGGTGGGGCAATATCAAGTAGAGATTGGTTAGATTTCTTCAACATCAGCGAGGAGGATTTAAAATGAAACTTAAAACATTAAAAGATATTTTTAAAGTTGGAGACATGGAATTTGAAGAAGCAAGTTATAATTGTGGATGTGGAGCTTGTGGTGAGGGGTATTTTGGTTCTTGCAGTGTTGTAAAAATAAAAGCAGAAGCTATTAAGTGGGTTAAGTTTTATCAAAAAAAGAAGTTTATAAATGATGAATCAGCTCAATGGATTAGAATGTGGATTG